CTGCTATACGTGCAGTATATTCTTTAGCTGTATAAATTATATACTCTTCTTCTTTTTCTTCTTTCTGAACATCTTCTTCTGCCACAAGAGATATATCTGTATATGCTTCATCTACATATCCAATTTCCTCAGAATTACCATCGTCTGCTTTATAATTAGGATTAGCTACCTTTATCTGTTCCGTACAAAAATTTATAATTCCTTTATCATCTGCTTCTTGATGAGCACAAACTGCTTTGAAAGTTTTCTTTTTATTGTTACGTTGAGATTTAACCCAACTTACTAAATCTTCTTGTTCTTGTTCGGTAGATGTTGGAGCACAGATATAATTCCATTTAATATTGGCAATTTCTTTTAAGACACTGTTCTGATTTATAGTAGCATCTTCTACATCATCATTAGGTATGGTATATACCAAAACCCTTAAAGGTGTTCCTAATAAACATTTTTTTACTAAATCAATGTTTTTAGATGTTAATCCTACTTCTGGAGTAGTTGTTGGTATATCTGTTACATCAGAAATTTTATAGCTTTTCATAATATCTGATGTTTCGTTTTTCAAAATCATGACAACAATTCCTCTAGCAGAACGAGATATTGCTGTTGTAGATTTAGTTTTAAAGGTTATTTGCACCTTAGGTAATCCAAAAACTTCTGCCTCATTAGCCATAATTTAAACCTCCTTATTCTTGAGTTATTTTGAATGAAATTTTTCTTATATTATTATCATTAGTTTTATACGTTCCAGACAATCCTTTAAGATTTCCACTAGAATCTGTAATTGCTGTTAATTCCATATCTGATAAATTATCACTATCTAAATAAGGAATTTTATCACCAACATTAACATTATCTTCAGATACTTTTTCTATTCGATAAATAGAGTTTGTTGTATCACAAATTAAATCTCCTACTAATATTTCTGTTGCTCCTGGAATATTTGTTTTACTTACTGATGAATTAGGTTTAATTTCTATATTAGCAATATGCATAACATTTTCTCCATTTGTTTGTTCCATTTTTTTATATAAATTAGCTACAGCTTCTTCTAAATTATTTAATTTAGGAGCTGTTATAGCTTCTTTACTTTTCCATACTCGAGGCTTATAGCTCAAAATATTTACCTCCTACAGAAATTTAATAAAAAAGACGCTTTTATTATAAAAGCGTCTTTCTACATATTATGCGGTTTTTAAACTAAATAATTTTTCGGATAAATTTATTGTGGAGTCACTAATAGATGTTACAGTAAAAACATCACCGTTAATATCTATAATAGTATCATTTTGAGCAATGTTTTCTCCTTTGTTAATTTTATCTGCAGTAGTAGTTCCACTAGGTGTTAATGCTTCTTTTGCTGTAAAAATTCCTTGGCCCTTGGCTCCACTGTCGCCTTTATCGCCTTTATCGCCTTTATCGCCTTTATCACCTTTATCGCCTTTGCTACCTTTTAAATTTTTAAAAGAAAAACTAAACGTTCTGGCTTCTTCTGTACCGCCTAAACTTACTTCTACTTCTGGAGTTCCTGTATTATTATCAACTGTTGCCGTAACTTCTGTTATTGTTGCATTCTTACCATCTGTTCCATTTTTAGGCATATCTTTATATATTAAGTTATTGTCTTCTCCTAAACTTAAAACTTGTCCTGATGTTCCATCTTCTATTGGTTTAGTTAATTTTTTATTAATTTCAGTATTTAAACTTGCAATATCTTTATGTGCATCATCAATACCAGTTTCAATATTATTCATTGCATTTGTGGTTATTAATTCTTTACTTGCCCATGTTTTTTTTGTATAACTCATATTCTATTACCTCCATGTCATTTCTAAATTTTGCATTAATTCATACTTTATTCCATCAAATTCATCATCACTTAAACAATCCACAAAATCTAATTCAAAGCTAAAATGTAGAATTTCATCAACAATAGTAGTAGATGTTTCTAAAACAGTAAAAGTTCTATCCTTTACTTTAAAAATAGGTCTAAATAATATATCAATTTTAGAAATACTATCTTGCAATTTTCGCCTATCAATTTTTTTGTTTTCATCTAAAGCCAATACATAATCTATATCTATTTTAATAATTTTATTTGTATAAATATCATCTATAGTTTTTGACTTTGGTGTAAATTCAATATAAAAATAATCATCTGTACTATTTTCTACATCATCAAAAAATACTTTTATATTTTGAAATTTACTTTTTAATGCTGTAGTTATAGCTTTTCTAATATCTGCTAAAGTAATCACTTAAATAAATCTCCTAATATTGCTTCGGCATCTTGTATAAATGTTTGTTTAATATCAAAAAGTCCCCTAGAAAGCATTTTATACCCTTTAATAAATCTAGGTTTTAACATCATACCAGATTCTTTCTCATCTGGGTCATAAACAAAGTGTCCATTTTCCCATCTGCCTGGAACCCAACGTTTTTTTTGACGATGACCATATTCTACATGAAGAGCATAATCTGTATTATTATATACATGAACAATACCTTCTTTTGCTCGTGTTCTTTTCCAACTTTCACGTAAAGTACCGCCATCAACTTCAGCAACAGGAGTATAGTTTTTTGTGTTAGATAATAAATTCTCTGCTTCACGAGCTACAAATCTATTACGTTGAATAGCTTGATTTTTAGATATTTGAACTAATTTTTTATTTAGCTCATCAAAACCATCTAACTTCATGCATCACTCTTCTTTCTTACACTTACTTCCATATGCGTAGGATATTTAAAGGGTTTAATTATATCTAAAATTAATTTCTGATTAAGATTTGTTGTTATTATAGCCACATCATTTGGTTTTAATTCATAGTTTGGAGATAAAGTGAGTATATAATCTTCAGATATACTAGTTGCTCTATCGTTTTTATCTGATAATATACTTCGATTATTCTGAGATAATTTACATGGTATATCTACATATATCTCAGCCAGATTATATTTATCCGAACCATCTTCCAATAATACTATTTGAGACCGTTTGATAGTAACTTTATCTTTATACATAAGTGCATCTAAATATTTTTGCAAACTAGATATTTTCAACAAAATCCCCTAACTTTTCTATAAATATTTAACATCGGTTTTAATTGCTCAAAAAAGTAAATAGAATTTTTTTCAACTATTACTTGTTCCTGGAAATTAAATTCAAATTCAGTATCATTCATCTTTAATCTTTTTAAATTTCTTATATCTACTTCACTTAAATTATTAGATTCATTATCAGAAATAATTTTATTATAAAACTGTTCTATAATACTCATCTTTACAGCTTCTGGTAAATCTTTTCTATTACAATAATTCAAAATACGTCTTACAAGAGCTTCGATATTAAAATTTAATAAATTCTCATTTATTACCAGCGGATTTTCTTGTGGAAGTAGTTTTTTGATTTGTTCCACTATTTCCGATGCTATTTCTTTTGGTGATTTTAATATTGGATTTTTTTTGTAATCCATTTTTTTTCTCGCTTTCTTCATATAAGAAAAAGCCCCTATCTTTATATAAAAGATTAAAGGCTTTTCTTGTAACATATATAATTTTTTTACCATCAGTATATTTATTAAGCATTAAGCAACACCTCTAAGCAACTTCATTTTCATCTGTATATGCTTCATCTGTTTTAGCTTTTAATTCATCTTCTTCTGGTTTAGGTACAAGCATTGCAAAAGCGTTTTCTTTTACAGGTAAAAATCCAAAACGAGCTGTAGCTTTAATTGCAATCATATCATTTTCAGCAAGAGATAATGGTTTTCCATCACTCATAGTTACATTTTGTAGTGTAGCTTCTTTCAAAATTTGATATTCAATTTCATCACGAACACCTACAATAGAATAATTCCAATTGCCTGCAATAGCAATAGCTTTACTTTCATCCCATGCTCCATTACGAACAAATTCAATTGGATTATTATATAATTGATTCTGGTCCACACCTGGTACATATAAATTATCCCCATTGGCATTACGAAGTTTTCTTAAACTATTCTTTAATTTATAAGATGCAGTAAAACCATTTACATCTTCCCCACCATCCTCAACTAGAGCCATTACGTCTGAAATATCTAAATCTAATGCACCACCATTAGTACCTAATGAAATAGATTTATCTTCAGCTATACTATAAATACTTTTTTCAAATGGAGAACCTGTACCAAACAAGCAAGCTGCATCTAAAGCTTTAGCTATAGCTTCTGCAATATGAGGCTTAATTTCTTCAAATACATTTATATCTGTATCATTAATTTTTTCTTTTGTTACAGGGATAATTACAGCAATTTTTTTTGCTTTAATTTCTGGAAAAATCCACTGTGCTTTATCTGTTCTAATACGGTCAGATTCACCAACCCAATAAGCTCCTGGTCCATCTACCATAACTCTAAATTGTTTTGTATCAGACTCCATACTTTGAACATTAGATAATCTTAAAATACTAGAACCACGAGTTGTTAATGCAATAATGTCCTTAGCCTGTTCTACTGGTACAAAGCCAACTAAATTATCTTTTAAATAGTTTGAATCAGCAAATAATTGTAATTTAAATATTAAATTCATGATAATAACTCCTTATCTTTTAACTTGATTTTGTTTAATAATGTCAATAATATTTGTTTTTTTCTCAGACAAGCCTTTAAAACCGCCACTAATAGAACCACCAGATGCAGGTGTTTTCCCTTTTAATTTTTCCTTAACTTGTGCATCTACTAATTTTTTTAATTCCTTTTCAAAAGTAGTAATATTTTCCATGTTTTTATCATTATCAGTACCTGTAACTAAAAATGGCATAAATGCAATAGGAATACCTCTAGAATTCAATACAGATATAGCTTCGTTTTGCTGTTCTTTAAGTTTTATTGCTTCTTCACGTTCAGTAAGTTCAACTTCTCTGCGTTCAAGTTCAGCTTGTTTACGTTCATCTTCACTTAATTTAGATAAACGTTCCTGTTCTTTTTTTTCATGTTCAGCTTTTTTCTTAAATTCTTTTTCCCATTTAGATTTTTCAGCAATAAGACGTTCTGCTAATGTAGCTTCTAATTGTTTGTTAAGTTCATTTTTAAACTCTTCTGAATCAGTATCTACTTTTTTTATTTCTGGATCTGTTGTTGGCGGTTTTCCTCCATCACCTCCTTCAGCAGGATTGCCTTTACCTTCGCCACCTTCAGCGAATAATTGTAAAACAAATTTAAAATCCATAATAAAATAAACTCCTTTCAATTTTCACTTTATAAATAAAAAAACGCCTGCATTTACAGACGTTTGATTAAACTTTATTAAATTTTAATAATACATTTTTAGGATATATTTTTTCTATTTCTTTTAAACCTAAAAGCATAGTTTCTAATACTAGATTTGAGTCTTTATCTGGATTATTAATCTGCACCCTTAAAAGACCATTATCTTGTTCAAATTCAATATCTTTTTTTAACAATTCTTTTAAACCTAATAAGGCTGTTTGTGTAATACTAGATACTGCACTACACACTATATCTTTACCTTTAGGAGCAAAATTAGCATGACCAAACACATTATAGCCAATAATTTTATCTTCATCTGTTTTTATAATTATTTTTATCATACAAACCTCAACTAATATACAAAATGCAATGCCATATCATCATCAAATACAGATTGTAAATATAGTAAAAATTTCTCAATTTCTTCATAATTATGTGTAATTAGTATTTCTTTTACATACTCATTCTTTATCACATCGTTGAAAATTATACATTCTAATGGAACATGTAACTGATAATCCTGTTCTTTAAGACGTTTTGCCAGAATAATATTTTCCCTTTTTAACAGTTCTTCTTTGGAATACTCAAATACTCTTTTACTAATTTGATTATCAAACATAATAGTTTTATTATGCTTATCTAGTAAAAATTGTATAATTGATAAAAACCGTTTTATATCATCTCTATTTTCTTTAGCGATTTTTTTAGCATAGTTATTTTTCTTTTCATCTAAAAAAGCAATATTTTCTATCGGAATGTGTAATTGATATTGTCGTTGCCTAAGTTTTTGTTTAAGGTACTCATTTTCTTTTTTCAAATAAGCATATTCATTAAAAATAGTAACATCTCCTATCAATAAAAAAACACCTACAAAATTGTAAGTGTTCTTTCTAAAATATTAAGTTTTCCCATATTTCTTTTGGAATAGGTTCAATGGGCTTATTATTTTTTATTGCTTCTTCAAGTTTTTTTATTCCACTATTAAAATTATCAATGTCCATTAATCTTGGATCACAAATAATAACATAGTCAAGGGAATTTTTCCCAAACATATTCTTATATTCTTCAACTTTATCATTCAATAATTGTATTACATTAGATATATCATTTTCAACAACTGTCATTTTATCTCCCTCTTTTAGGCTTTAAGAATTAAACCTACAATTAAATATAGAAACTCTATATCATCTTCTATTTTAGCATAGATGATTTGATATTTTCCATTAATAACTTCAATTTTTTTAAGTATTTGACTAGGTTCATATAATGCTTCTAACCCCATACTTAAAACTTCTGAAGCTTCTTCATATTCTTTGCCAATATATGGAGTAATAAAATTATCTGGTTTAACAATTTCTTTATTGCCAAAACCAAATCCAGGAAATAAATCGGCTAACTTCATATAGTTTTCATTTTTAGTACGAGACTTTATAAATTCTTTTGAAATTCTAAGTACATCTTTATTAAAAAATTCTACATAATGTCCTAATTCATGATAAGGTGTTTGTTTTCTTTGTCCTGTCATATGAATAGAAATATAATCTTCCTTATAATTTTCAAATTTAGTAGCATAATATCTACCACTAGGTGTTACTGCACCTTTAGTAAAAAATCCTCTATCTGGTGTAATAGAAGTATATAATTTTTTATTGTTATTAACTAGATATTCTGCCCAATCTTTTGGATAGTACGAAAAGGCTTCGCTTAATTGTTGCTTTGTAATTGTATTACAGCCTTTAGCCCATTGATTTTTCCCTACTTCTCCTCCCATTTCCCTAAAATTACTAAAAATTTCTTTTAGTTTTTCTTTATTTCCTATATTATCAATAATATTAAATCTATTGCATACTTCAGTTCCTATATTAATAATATCATCTTTAGTACAAGTTTTTAAATCAATATTACTTATTTTTTCTTTTAAGCTTAATTTAATATTGTTACTATTATTTTCCCATTCATTTAATGTCATGGATTTTTTTATATATATTTTTTCCCAATCAGAATAGTTCATATCTGCTGGAACATATTTTATTTCTCCATTAAGTCTTGAAATTCTTTTTCTTACAGTACTTGTAGTCAAATTGGTTATTGAAATTGTGGACCTGCAACGTGGATGCATAGGTGGCATATTACTTCCTGGAACACCTTCATCAACTTTATGAATAGTATTATCAAGTTTCCTACATTTTTCTGATGTTCTTCGGTCTAAAGTAGCAATAAATCTATATTCTTGACCGCCAGAATCTTTAATACTTTTTAGCCCAGCTTGATTATTTACATAATTAAGTTCCGAGCGAACTAATGTAATCGCTTGTTTGTATCCAGAATTCATCTTTTTAGATATAACAGTTGCCATTTCACGAGCATTAATACCTCTAATAATAGCATCGCTTATTTCTTTTTTTAGCACTTTAGATAATTTAGTTGTATTATTCCATATACGTTTACTAAATTGTTTGCCAGACCAAGAAGTACGAATAATATCTTCTATTGCTTCTTGGTCTAAGATAGACACTGGCATTAAGATATTAATCCCTTTACAAATATCAAAAACAGATTGATAGTAATTATCTGTTAATGCTTTTTTTAAGTATTCTGTTAACTTACTATCATATCCATCTGCCATTTTAGATAATTCTACAAGAATTTCTGCTTGTAATTTATCTAAACGACTTATCCTAGAACGCATAGCTAAAGTATTTAATTCTTTTAAGATTTCTTTATCTATATTAGCTTGTTTTACATAATCTTCTATATCCATTCTCCATACAGAGTACTCATTACTTGTAATTAATTTTTTAGCATCCGCCAGACTTAAGCCATTTTCATCTGAAAATCTTTCATAAAGGTCATTTATATCTTTTTCTATATTTCTTAAAGCTCTTATATACAAATTTTTTATTTCTGTTTCTATTTCTGATTTAGATTTATTTAGCCATTTTTCTTCACGTTCTTTTGCTCTTTTTTGCCAATATTGCTCATTATTCATTATCACCTTCACCACCAGCATTTAATATATATTGCTGTGTTTCTAAACTATCTTCATTTTCTTTATTTATAGTTTCCATTTCTTTTTGTGGATCATTTATAAAAGGTAATAAGCTTAATAATTTTGTTTGTGATACAATGCCTGTTAGTGATTTAACTATTTCAGACAGTTCCTTAATATTAGCAGGTATATTATCACTAAAAGTAAGTTCAATATCTCTAAAATCAAAATCATTATCCAACATTGATAAAACCCCAAAAATAAGCTCAATTCTTCTTTGGATTGCCTTTTTGAAAAAACGTTCTTTTCTACTACGTATTTGTTCTAATCCTATAAGTTTATATTTAATAGCCACACCAGAAGCGTTAGAAGCAAAATTAACATCTGTCATATCAGGAACAAAACTGAACTTGTGAATATCTGCATTCAATCTGTTTTTCATATTTTCAATGAATGTATCATTAATAGTTTTTGTTAACCATTCTGCTCCACACTCACCATCTGGGAAAAAAAGCATTTTTAATTTTCTCATCATTTTAGCTTCATTAACATTTTCTTCACCATACCCAAAACCTTTTAATATTAAAAATGCATTTGTAAAATCTTCCATATCATCTAAAGTTAGTGATTGTGTTTTATCATAACCATCAATCAGAGATATTTGTTTTTGAAAATCACCTATAGAATATTTGTTATTTTTATACTCTATAATAGGGACAGAATCGAACATATGATAATTCTCACTTAATAATTCAAATTTATTTCTATCATATTTATATTTTTTACATTTTTCATTATCATACACATCAATATAAGTGATATATGATGTTCCATCCAAACTGTATATTCGATAATGACGTATAGCGAATTTTATGTTTTGCCCAACTGTAGCATCAGCTATCAAAATAACTTCTCTAGGATCTAGAGAAGTAAATCTTATATTAGCATCCTCATCAAGATATAATAATTCATACGCACAACCACATATACTTGCAGTTTCAGCTAATTCCATATTGTGAGCTGACTCATCATTATATTTAAAAATTTCGTTTATCTTTTTTAAAGCATCTTCATTTTCAGACGTATAGCTAATTGGTTTTCCAATAAAAAAACCTGTACTCATATCAGAAACATATGAACAATAATTATTAACCAGTTTATTATTAGGTGCAGAAGGGTCTTCCCTTTTTTTGTGTTTTATTTTACTTTCACCAAAATAATAATCATATAATTTATTTAATTCTTTTATTTCTTTTTCATGTCTACCTAATAATATTCTCAAATCATTATTAGATAGCTCGTTTATATCAGCTTGAATAAAAATATTAATTCCTCCATCCAATCTTTATCCTATAAACCTAACATAGATTTATTAGCTACTTTTAATTTACGTTTAGTAATTAAATCATTTAATGCATAACGAACACTATCTATAGCATGGTTATTTTTATCTGGATATGCGGAAATAAACTCTCCATTTTTATTTACTTCATACTCATACTTTATAAATTCATTGTACGTATTTGGGCAACGTTTACGATCGATATATATACGATTTAAATCTTGCAAAAATTTCATACCATATTCAACACTATCAGGTCCTTTTTTTGCACCTATAATGTTTAGTCCATAATCCCTTAATTCTGCTATTGATTTAGGCTCTGCACTATCGGCATAAATCAATGCTCCTTTATATTTAGGTTTAATCATTCTAGCTAATGTACTATTTTTTAATTTTTGCTGATATATTTCATCAAAAATATATAAATTTTCATGTTTAGCATCAAACTGCATCGCAGTAAAAGCTAATGGGTCAATACTAAAACCAAAGTCAATACCATAACGCAATCTATCAAATTCATAAATTTGTTTATCTGTTAACCTAATATCTTCTACATTATCAAAAACATTTCCACCGTTACCTGTAACTTCGCCTAAATACTCGTGCCTATAACGGTCATAATTTTTATTTTTTAACTTTTCAGCTTCTAAAATAAACTGTTCTCCCAACCATTCTCTCGGAACAGTTAAATATGAACTATGATTTACTATTTTATCTGGTTCATCATGCAATACTTCTAAATTTACCCAATTATCTCTGCTTTTGGGTGGATTATATGAATAAAATACCCAGTATTTCGAACCACCACGTAATAATGACTGCAGAAGTGAACGTATTTGTTCCATACTAACAAACTGATTACATTCCTCAAACCATACCATACCTACATATCCAAACGGTGGTTTAAATGATTTTATCTTCATCTCATCATCGCAACCTAGAAAAAATATTTTCTGTCCAGTCTTTTTATAAGTAAATTCTAATGGTGATATACTTTTATCAAACTTATTACTTAACCCTAAACTATTAATCCCCCAACTAATTTGAGGATACACGCTATTTCTTAATGTATTACCTACACGTCTTAATACAACAGCATGGCAACTAGGATTTTTTATAAGTAACAAAGGTATATCTATACTTACCTTTGACGATTTAGTACTGCCACGACCACCAGCAAACCAAAAATGTGTGAATTCATGATTGTGTATTTGACGATGTATTTTATAAAAAGCAGGTTGTATTAAATTTATTAATTCTATTCGCTTTTTACTCATCATCTGATACCTCTGGAATATTATCAATAATTATTACTTCTTCTGATGCTTCTTCTTGTGTGGTCCATCCTAATAATTTTTCTAATTTTTCCCAAGCCCAACGCTTATCTACTAATTTTAATGAAACACCATCTCTACCTTGCTTAACTTCTTGAATTAATGATGTATCTACAGTATCACTATCTAATAATTCAACAAAATTTACTGTAATTGTATTGTCCTCAGACAACTCAATCGTTCTTCTACCAAACTTTAAATAATCTCGTATGTCTGATTTAACAACTTTAGATAAAAAAATAACCATGTCGTTAACATCCAACTGTATATGTTCACGCATGATTTCTTTTAACTCATGTATTTTTTCTTTTATTCTAACTTTACCTAACAATCTATAAGCTGATGCACTGGCACATTCATAACTGCATCTATAGGCTTTCAAATAACTTTGTAATGCATTATTACTCATCACATAATATATACAAAACTTTTGTTGTTCGGCAGTTAGACTATCATCAGACATTACTGCATCTTTTAATTCTTTTACTATTTTGTGACTTGTATCTTCGTTTTGAGGTTGCAACCTTTTTATACTTTTGGTTGCAACTTTTTCTTTTGGTTGCAACTTTTTCTTTTTCCAATATCGAGTTGCCCATGATTTTATAGTCGATAATTTTACATTATATTTATCGGCGATTTCTTTATATTTCAGTCCTGCACAATAATCTTCATATGCTAACTCTCTTATGTTTTCATTGGACACATTTCCTCCCCACCTTATATTTTTAGAATATCCTATTTGTTTGTTTATCTTCTTTTAACTTAAATTTCTTAACAATAAAATATCTAACAATTAAACCTGCAACAATAACAAAAAGAGCAATGCTAATTGGGACCATAATAATAGCAATTAACATCATCAACATAATATCCATATTATTTCTTTAACCTCTTTTTAAATCCATAATTAATTCAATACCTTCAATTTCTGCACGTTTTTCTAATACTTTTAATTTAGCTCTCATATGAATTAATTGTTCATATAAAAGCTCATAACTGCATTTAGGTTTAAATGGTAATGTTCCTGCTTTATAAGCTTTTAACATTTTTGCTAAACCTTCTGCTCTATTTTTATCCTGTGCGTATTCAGCTTGAAATCTTTGTTTAAAATCAGCACTTAACATTAATTTAACTGTATCTTTTAATTCCATTATTAATCACACCCAGTAAAAAAACCAACAATAAATCCAAATAAGCCACCTAATATAATCATTAAAAAAAATTCCATAATTATTTATTACCTTTAAATCCACTTTTAGCACATTGAAGTAAAAATGTAAGCAAATTATATATTTGTGCAAAAATATATCTTTCATGATTTTCTTTACCAATGCCCATATTATAAAAATTAGTAATTACAAAACCATTTTTACATGATGTTTCGATAATTTCATGGTTTGCTCCAGTAATTGATGTGCTTGTAATAAAATTGCAAACATCTTTTTGAGTAATAGTATCTTCTTTTTCTAGTTCTAAATACTGGGCTTCAAAGATATCTTTAGGACACCAAGATACATAACCATCAGGATAATAAATTTTATATCCTTCATCTCCAGTCATATGACCTTTGAAGTCTTTCCATGCTTTGCATGGTTCAGCTTTTACCATTTTCACACTAATATAGTTTTTAATCATTACTATTCCTTCTTTCTGTTTATTGTACATTTTATCGTTCAAAATCACTCAATAAATGAATAAAATTCGCATTTACAAACATTTTTATCAATTATATTAACTTCTATTTCAGAACCATTAGAAAGTTCTCTAGTATATGGGTTAAATTCATCTAAACTATACCATTCTGTTTTTCCATTATGATAAACAATATATCCATCAATATTATATACATTTGCTAAAGGTGGTATATTATATCCTTGTTTTTTATAAAATTCACCCAGTGTCATTGGTTCTGCTTCTATTACTTTTACTAAAAGATATTTTTTCCTATTGTTAAGCATTTTACTTAAAACTCCTTTTATAAAACAAAAAGAGTTAATCCTAAATATAGATTAACTCCCACATACTTGATATATATTAAAACTGGTAGTCCCTGTCGGAATCGAACCGACAACCACTCGGATATAAGCCGAAGGCTCTAACCATTGAGCTAAGGGACACTTGTCTTTTTTGACAAGTATAATTATAACATCTTTGAAATGAAGCACAATACGACATTATAGGACATTATACGACATCATACGACATTTTTTGAAAACTTTATTTTATATATCTCTCTCAATGCTTTATTATGAATTCTTTGTGTTGTTCTATACGTATGGTGATATCTATACGCCACTTCTTCAAGAGACATGTTTACCAAATATATAGCTCTAATTATTATTCTATAACTAGATTGACTTAATTTCTGTACAATGCTTTCTATTTCTGTTTTTAGAGATAAATACTCTTCTTTTTTGTCATTAACAAGCTTTTCATGGTTTTCAATCAGCACAATAAAGTTAGAAGTGTCCCTGTTAATGCCATTACTATGCCCACCTTCTGCTCCATATATAGTAGCTTTAACACTACCATTATTTTTAAGATTATCTAGTTCTTTAACTGCTAAAAGATAATCTTCTTTTTTTTCCCATAAAGAATCTAAATACTGACTCGCCTTTATTAATTCACTATCTCTTTTTCTACGTTTCATTTTTATAATACCTCCATTTTTGTAATACATAATATTTTATATCGTGCAAAAAGACTCTGCATAAAAAATACAGGTAATTATAAAAAATATAAAAGGAGCTATGAATTAGCTCCTTAATTTAAAATGGTATTTCTTCATCACATGGAACTTCTGAACCAAATGATTTAGCTTGTGGTGGAGTTTGTACATTATTAATAGGCTTGCTACCCATAAATTCGATTTCATGAGCTATAACTTCAGTAACATAACGCTTATTTCCGTCTTGTGCATCATAACTGCGAATCTGAATACGACCTTCTATTAAAACTTGACTTCCTTTCACTAAATTATTACCACATACCTCAGCTAATTTATCCCATACTACGATAGGAATAAAATCTGCTGTCTGTTGAGCATCACTGCTACTAAACCTACGATTAACAGCTAACGTAAAACTAGCCACTGCTTTTCCTGTTTGTGTATAACGCACTTCTGGGTCACGCACAAGACGTCCTGCTAATATTACTTTATTCATATAACATCTACTTTCTATAAATTTTATTAAATTCTGTACCATATTTTTTAGATATAACTGATATATTTAATAAGAAATAACCTTGTTTATCTAGAAAATACGCTAATTTTTTCATAAATTTATTCATGAAGCTCCTTTCTTCTTTTTTTTCTTTAATTTTATCATTATGCATTATATTATTAATAGCATTTTCAGATACTGGATCTGATTTTGTTCGATTACTTAAAGGATTGTAATCATATTTCATATGCATCACCTCAAAAAAATTTTAAAATAAAATCAAGATGCCTGCATATTATTTATCTCATTCTGTTTGTGAAACTAAATGAGTAAAATCTAATTTTACAAAATTCTTATATATTGGACCCCATATATTTAAGTCGCTTAACATATTAAAAGTTTTTAAACTTCCCATTAAAGAATGTCTATGACCATTTAGAGATTTTGAACAAATATTAACCCCTTTTAATGCAGAATATTCTGTTATTAGCTTTAAAGCTGATTCCTCAGTAAATTGTTCTTCTGGTACATATAATTCATATAACTTATTAAATATTTGTTGTTTAATTTCTAACTTATTCATTTGTATACCTCAAATACCTTTCTTATATTAACAGTTTTATATATCCTATTTATCCTATCAATATTATCTATATTTTTTAAATTACAAATAAAGCTTCTGCAAATCTTAGGTCTAACCTCATAAATATCACATTTTCGTTCCTTATTATTTCTAAAAGGACACGTTAAATCTATCATTTTTTCAGATAAAGTATTTATTGGATTAACATTTATTTTTATATTATGTTCAACTACATATTTTTTTATTCTTTTTATTTCCTTTTCACTTACAGGTAATATTGCTCCACAGCATTCTCCACACATAGAACATTTACCATTTATAGAAAAATCTTTTACATGATTAATCTTTATAAAATCACCTAATTTCATTTGACGCATCATATCATCCTTTCAAAACAGCTTTAACTTTTTTTAACATTTCTACAAAATCTTCATAACTTACACCAAATTTATTAAGAATATATATACTTAAAAGAGCATGAGATACCAATATATCTTTATCATTAATAGCATTAGTATTTATTAAAAATTTATCCTGAGTAAGACTAAAATTGATATTAGCAATCGTTTTTTCTTTACATAACGTTGCTATTACATTATCTAAATATTCGTTTATATCATTTGTATTATTTATTTCGTTCAAAATTTTACCCTTCTTTCACTTGACCATATGTTTTTATTAAATTATATAAATCTAAAATTTGTTTATAATGTACAAGGCTATAGTTAATTTCTCTCCAGATTAAATCATAAATAAAATTAACATTTTCTAATTCACTAGAAATATGTACATATTTAATTAATTCATTATCTGAATTAGAATTTACACATATTCCAATTAAAATTATAGAATTATTAATAATTTGTATAGAACGAATAGCCTTTAAATCATATATCATATCTTTATTTAATCTAACTAACATAAAAACACCGCTATATTTATTTATTCTTCTTATCCTCATGAATTTTATTACTAAATTCTTCTAAATCCCAATTTAATGGACCTATATCAAAAAACAATTCACAAAAAGTAAGATTATCATCATTCTTATCGTTTTCATCAGTCCATTCAAAATCATCATAATCTCCATCTTTATAAACTAGTTTATTAAATATACAGCCTCTACATGATCCTCCATTCTCTTTTCTATATTTATCACAACTATTTTTTATTGATTTAACATGTTCATACATATTGTTAGTAGATATATTTTCCATTTTTTCCTCCCATAAAACTACTATGTTTATTTAATCTACATCATCTACTAACTCTTTATAATTATTATATTTACATAATAATTTATTTTTATATTTATAATCTTTTGGCATAAAACAAATATATGAAGAATTCAAATGCTCTATTATTCCATTCTTAGCATAGCTATCTGTAAAAAAACAGCCATCACTATCTGAACATACAGGACATCTTCTACATTCTGAGCCATTATTATAAAAACTATCACATAACTTGGAAATACTAATGTAATAGTTCATCATTTTTTTAAAATAATCCTTACTAATAACATGAACTTCATCATCAAACATTATTTTCCCCATTTTTTCATAGGAAATATCTTCGCCAGTATCATCCTCAAAATAAATATAGTCATCATTTTGTAAAATAGTATATTTTTTAAAATTATCTATATTAAATACTTCTTGTTCTTCTCCAAAATCAACATAAAATTCTTTATCAAAATCAATTTCATTTTCTTTCATGAAAACTTTAATCATATTTATGTTTTTCATTTTTAAGCTCCTTTATTACCTTTTTGGAAAACTCTTTTGCAAATCTATGCTTCAATGTGCAATTAGTCTTACTGCATGGTTCCTTATTTATCCAACACATGAACCCTTTGTCTGCTTCATAATATTTTTCATCACATTGCATAGTTGTTCATACTCCCTGTTTTATTACCACTCATTTAAATCAACTAAAGGTTCGTTTCTTCTTAATAGTTTTAAGATTTTTTCTTTATTCTGTTCCGCTTCTTTTTCTGTTTTAAAACAGTTTCCTATTAAAAATAATGCAATGTCAGACGTAGCTTGTGAATCATATGGAACAGAATAAATATTCCCATTTGGAGTAATATACCAAAATTCTTCTCCATTTTTAGGTCTTTGTTTGGGCGGTATAATTTCATATCCTTCGCAAAATATAATTAATAATAACCAACTTAAGTCTGTTTCTTTCCATTCACCTTCATTACTATAAAACTTTATCTTTGGTATAGTTCCCCACATTCCTTCTTTTTCTATTATTTTATACTTAACTTCGTTATTACTACTTTTAACCCAAAATGGTTTATTAAACTCTATTCCATTTTCTTCCATAAATTGTTTAATTAAATGTTCGTTTTTCATAACTATAATCTCCTTTCTAAGTATCCCAAAGTATTCAAAGTTTCAAAATGATACTTTTAAACCTCCTTAAAATTGATATTTGGATACTTTTTTAATAATTGCTTTCTTTTATTAATATATACTCTTGTTTTCATCCCCTTCACGTCTACTACTTCCTCTGTACCGTTAGCATAAGTAACCACAAAATCAGCTCTATAACGAATAGGTTTTACTTTTTCACCTTTCTCTGTTGTAAAAGCCTCTTGTAATGTAAAATCTTTTTGCATCACAAAATACTTTACAACTCCAGCCTTTTTTAATGACAAAAGTTTTAAATAATATTCATACTCTTTTTTGCTATCAAATCTAAGATTACCTATATGTGTAACCTTATTATTATATTTATTTTTAGGTTTTATAATCGCAGATGATACATTATATCCTGCTTGTTTTAATTGTTCTATCGTCCATGTAGTCATAGTTTAATCACGTCTATAAAATCATATAAATAATAATATGAACTTTTCTCTCCGCATAATCACCTTCATCTAAAATGATTTTTTCACCATTATTTCTTATGGCGATTAACTGTGCTTCATTTATATTTGTATAGTCTGTATCTTCAATTTTTATTTCTTTGATATCATTCAAATTAATCAATATTTCATAATCATTATCATTTGTTATTTCTATAAATTTACTCATTCATTTTTTCACCTTTTTTTAGATTAATTGGTCGAAGTAACATTTTTCCGATATTACATCTTCTATTATTAAATCTTAATCTATTATTTTGGGATATCTTTTCATTATTAATTCCTATATTTTTATTGCATGAAACCATAATATTATTTTCATTACTATTTTCATTATCTGTGGTACCAGATTTTATATTATTTATTTTTTTCAATAGATATTTTATAAAATTTAAAAATTTACTTTTTATTTTCATGGTTTATCTCCTCATCTAACGAAAACATTTTCGGCATATCTGTATCAGCTCTAAGACTATCGTCTCTTATTTGCAGAGCTTTTAGCCTTAGATAACCACTTTCTATTATCTGCTTAGATATCTTTTCTATACATGTAGTCCTTTCTATTTCTTTTCTTAATTTATCTGATTTCAAATTTCTATCAGATAACCGATTTAATTGTTCAAATAATACTTGATTTAAAGTATCCAAATTATTATTCATTTTTTATATCTTCCTTTTCTTTCTTAAAGACATCAATTTACATAAAATACAATAGCTCTTTGTTAATTCCGAGTTTTTAAAAATTATGTGTTTGTTATTTAAATAACAATATTCTTCTTTTGATAGTAGTTCTAAGTTTTTTATATCAAAATTTCTTTTATTGCCATCCAAAAATATAACAACATAATTTTGGGGTATTTCCCTTTTATGAAATTCTTCCCAAATAACGTGGTGTTTTAATCTCCATTTAGCTGGATCAGCTTTTACTTTTATCCATATAAATCCATCACTCCAAACAGTTTCACTTCCTATCGGCAAAACTTTTCTATATTTTGCCACCTGTATTGATTTTATTTTCTTTAACTTATCATCGTTAAAGGACTTAATTTTATTATGTTTTTTGTAATGTTTTATCTGGTTTTCTGTAAAATTAGTTTTAAATTTATTATTTATCAATAAAGTTATTTCTTTATTAAATCTATTTGGAGCAATTCTCAATAAATAAGCTTTTTGTTCTTCTGTTAATATTGATTTAGTCATACAAAACAACAACACTCATTAAAATTATTGCTAAAAGAACAATTCCTCCAAATAATACATAATGTTTAGTATCTGCTATTAATTCTTTTTCCATATTTTCTATTTCATAAGCAAAGTATTTCCTATTAAACACTCAAATTCCCCACAATTTATTTATAAATTTATCTACCAAACTAGGTTCATATATACTCCACACGCCATTTAAGACGTTAATATTAACCTCGTTTCCTAAACTATCAACGAACTTATCATTTTTATATTGAATATAAAAATAATGAAATCCTACATCTGTACTAACTAGCTTTTTGCCCTTTATCATCAATTGTATAGCTTGTGCCTTCGTCATAAAATCTACTCTCCTCACTTATTTCAACAAGTAATCTATTAAATTTTTCTTTTATTTCTTCCCTATAATTTTCTATTTCAATGATATTACCATCTTTCTCAAATCTTAATGTAGCCATCTTTATGCCTCCTGGATCATCTGGTTTTTTCAAAAACTGTTTCAATTACACCAAATTCATCATTTAGATCCACTTGTATACACAAGCAGTTTTTATTCTTAAATAATTCATTGGCATACCTTACAGCTTTTTCTTTTGTTTTAAATTTTCTTGGAGTTTTATACAGTCTTTGATATTTTCTCACTGATCCATTTCTATATAAATTGAATCTTATAACTGTATAAAATATCATTTCTTATTTTTTAAGCTCTTTAATATATCTTTTACTTGTATAAGTGAGCTTTGTTTCCTTTCCTTTAAATCTTTTAAAGTTTTTTCAGGTAAACTAGCCAAAATCTGACCATTTAAAATTTTATCCTCATTACGTTTTACAACACTATTGTAAAACTTTGTAAACTGAGCTCTAGCTATTCCAACTTCTTCACTTTTTAAACTACACAATTCAGTAATTCCGAAAAGTTTTACAGCTTCTTTAACTTCATCACAACTATATTGCCATTCTTTATAGATGTGATTTTTACGGACCTGCTCCATAGCTTCGCCCCATGCTTCTTCTGCAGTAGGTAAACTTTTTTCATTTACAAGTTCATCTATATTTTTAGCTTCTTCAAAAATTTGATGAACAGTAGGGAAGAAATCTACCTTTCTAATAAGCTTCAACATTGCCACCTCTATTTGAGCTAAAGATAATTCTGTTAAAGATTTAGCATAAATAACTAATCCCAAGCTATCTACTTTACTATGTGGAAATAATGACAGATATGGTGTTAATAATTTTATTATTTCTGCTTGATGTAGTTTTGAATTCACTATTATCCACCCATTTGTTCTAATAAATCTAAAGCTTTTTGTGCCGTAGTCATTGCACTTGGCATATTATTTGAATTTTTAGATTTATTACTGTATTTATTGTCTATGATAATCTCATCCTCCCAACGTTTTTGATTTAGCCACGTTGCTGGATTAGGAATATATTGACCATTATCCTTGTTCCACTGCATAGACTGTTTAGCAGTTTCTATAGCATTTAACATTTTTTCTAACAAATCTTTAGTTGGTTTTATTTTTTTCCAGCTTTTTTCTGCTGCACCTTTACCAACTTTTTTAGGATATGAAGCCCAGAATATTGAAAAATACTCTTGTTGTTTATTTTCTGTTTTCGATTTTTCTTTAACCTGTTTTTCCTCTTTTATTTCATCTTCTTGTTCATTATTAGACTCTATAAAATCATTTCTTGATGCATTTGTATTAGGCTTTAGTTTTTTTACATATATTTTTGCAGGTAATCCTCTACCTTGTTGTACTACATCTATAAGATTATATTCTTTTAATTGACTTATTATTCTTGCTACAGTTCTAACAGTTGTATTTAATATAGAAGCTATATTTTTTCTAGCAAAAAAAATATATACTTCCCCATTATCATCTATCCAATTATTTCTTGCAGATAATGTTAATCTATTCTTTAAAATTGCATAAGTAAATTTAGTATCACTTGATAATTCCCTATAATAAGGGTTGGTAAAAAATGATATCGGCACTTGATAATATCGTTCATTATCAATATCTGCTATTTTTATTCTATCCATAATACCCTCCATATTTAATGTTGTGGTGCTACTGACCGTTGTAGCACCTAGTGTTAAAATGATTGTCGTTTCGGTCATTAATTATCAACATTAAACTTAGTTAAGCATCACCACCTTCAAAATTTTTCTTACTTAAGCCGTATTTTTTGATAAACATATTCTTATCTTTATCAGATATTTTTAATGGTTCAAGATGATATTTTTTATTAAATTGATATTGCGACATTTTATGACATTCATCGTGATGAACAGCACATAATGGAAGTACCGCCATACCAACTTGATAAATACTATCTCTATTTCTGCCCATGCCAACACGTTCAACATGATTTGACATACTCCCCATGCCTAAAGGCAGGGGATTCTTGGATACAAACGATATTTGCCTACTAAAATAGCAGGTCTTACTATATCTCTCCAAAGAAGGTTGATGCCCCAACCTTGTTTTTTAGTTAGCTTATATCCCCGTAAATAAATTTAGGGGCTTTACGCTCGCATTTGATAAGGCTCTATTAAAGTCTGGAATATCCGCAACAATTATTGCCTTTCCACCTTCATTAAACTCTTGTATAACTCCTTGAGTTATTTCCATTTAATAAACATAAACCTCCGCACCAGTCTTTTTTTGAATTCTATCTTTAAATTTATTAGCGTTACTATTATTATCACTTAAATGTAATAAATAAACTTGTTGTAATTTACTTAAATCATTAGCCTCTAAAAATTCTTCTACAGTATCAATACTCATATGAGATTGTATTATTCTATTGGCAAGATTTCCTTGAATATCCATATTCAAAGTATTTTTCCTAATAATCTCGCCATCATAATTAGCTTCAATCATGATATGAGTTAGTTCTGAAAACTTATATTTAACATATGCAGTATCTGTTATATATATTAATTTTTCTTTTCTTATCGAATTTATTTGATAACCATAACACTCGACATCGTGATTTAATTCAAAAGGAACAATTGTAAAAGTTCCTATATTATATTTAACCAATGGCTCTAATACTAAGGTTCTAAAATTTATATTTTGTATATCTTTAGGTCCATAAACATTAATACTTCTTTTTATTAAATCTTTAATTGCTTTTGCATGATCACCATGTTTATGCGATATTAAACACCCACTAATATCGCTAACACAAAAATCACAACCAATCTGTATTTGATTAAAAGGTATTCCTGCATCTAGCAAAAGTTTTGTTTTGCCATCATCTATTAAGTAACAATTTCCCTTACTGCCAGATGCAAGAACTTTTATATTAATCAAAATGTAGGCTCATCATTAGATAATTGTTGTTCGGGTGTTTCTTTAGTACGCATTTCTGTTAAATCATGTGCTAAAGCATCAGCCATTTTATAATCTTGTTCTGTCCATTTTTCTTCATATTCTTTACTAATACCATTATCTTTATTATCCTGTTCTAATTGGTTATAATTAACATTACTTTTTATATTATCTTCAAGATTTATTGCATTTGCTGTAATGTTTTTTTCTTGTTGTAAGTTAGACTCTGCATATTGCAAACTCAACTCTTGTTGTTTCATATATTGATAAGAATAATCTACTTTTTTAGGATCAAGCGGTATATGTTTTTGGCTATACACTTCTCTAATTAAAGTTTTACGGCACATTTCTTCATACCATCCCTCTTTTTCTTCTGTTATCTTTTGTCCATTCTTCCATTCAATAACTTCTCCGCCCCAAAAATTTGCACTAGCAAACTTAGGTCTTCTCTTATCAATATCCTTTTTTGTCATTATAACTAGTTCATTTCTGCTTTTGTCTTCATATTCAATATATCCAAATCCACCAATAATATCGCCTCTATTAAACGGATTAGTTATTTCAAACTCATATGTTTCAAATGGTTGATTATAACCTTTTTTTATTGGTTTAAATGTATCTGTACTATAAACAAGGTCAATCGTAACGCTTTTCGGCGGTATTAATGCATAATTTTCCGCCATATATTTTTTACCATTATATCCAACTATTAAACTAATAGTATATTTGTTTAATTTATTATTTTTAAATGCTATTGGATTAACATGATTAGGTTGCATCATATCTAGACCTAATCTTGCACTATATACAACATCAATAGCTAAAGTATTTAAATCTACATTATTCCATGTAAATGGAAGTGGATTATTATATTTAGGATCTTTATTACTAGCATTTCTTCTTAGACGTTCTTCCTCAGATTTTTTTAACGCTCTATCAATACCAATAAAATATCCTTGAACCAAAGTTCTTTGATAATCACTAAGTGGTAAATTCCCAGATATATTACTGGTAAATTCATTGATTACTTTATTAGCAAATCGTTCGCTTGCACTAATTTGATTATCAGATATTTGCATTTCATTTTTCTGTTTTTCCATAATATTACTCCTGTTCAATTCTAAATTCTTTATCTTCTGCAGATACTATTAAATTAATCTGCTGAGACGATATCTTATTTATGTTACTAATACTTTCTGCTCTATCAACAATTACAGGAAGTTTTAAATTATAGAAATTACTTAGTACATCTATAATCTCTAAATTAGCATTTACCTGTGAAGCAGTATTTGCTGATTTATATTCAACCCATTGACCAGCTTTATTCTTAATTAACGGTTCACAAATTTCTTTGAATCCGCCATTTACTTGTTCTTTGAATAAAGCAAATTTAATTGTTTTGAAGTTTTTGTTTATATTATCTGTAATCATACGAGCTTTAATTTTTGAAAACTCATCACACAAATAAATTCCTTTATCTATATATTCAAGTTCACGAGCTTTATTTTTTCGCTCATTAGTTAATTCATTTATACGACTTCTAGTTTTCTCATCTACATTAATTTTTATTAACTGTTCTTTTAAATCTTGTAGTTTCTTATCAAGTTCGTAAATCTCTTTATTAATGGATTGTAAAGCTTCATTTGTATCAATGTTTTCTTTATCACGATTTAATCGTTCAATCCTATTTTTAATACTTTCTGCTATAGTTGTTTCTTCAAAAGGTTTAGGTTTTAAAACACTATCTTTTGCTAAATTAATCTTATTATTTATATCGGAAATCTCTGTATCTATAGCATCTAATTTGTTAGAGTATTCTGTTTTTTGTTTATTTAACCCATCAATTATTGCCTTACTAAACTGTTGCCCTTCTTTATTTATTTTTTCTTTAGCTATTGAATTGGCTTTATTATGTTCTTCTCTTCTCTTTTCAAACTCTATTTTTAAATGTTCAATTTTATCTAAAGGCAATTTTTGACCACATAGACTACAAAGCTCGCTGTTTTCATCCCATTTTTCATTAAATGTATTAGCTTTAACTTTATCATATTCATCTAATAATCGTTGACGATTACTAATACATTCATTAATTTTCAGATCAAGAGAGTATATTTTATTTCTATATTCCATTGATGTTTGTACTAATTCTGCTTTCTTATTATTAAGAGCATTTATTGCTTTATATATTTCTTCATTATCTTTATTATTATTTTCTATATAGTTTGCCTTACTTTCTTGATAGTGATTTTCTAATACAGATATTTTTTTATCTATACTTAATTCAAGAGCTTTACTATCACTTAGTAAAATATCTAGTTCTTTTTGTTTAACCTCTCTTTCTGCCTCAATATTTTTAATAGAAATATTGATGGTGTCTTTTGTTGGTAAATCATTTTTTAATGATAGTTCTAATTCATCTATACGCTCTGGTATAGACTCTAATTTCTTGTTTATTTCACGACGTTGATTTACTGCTATTTTTTTGTACTCATCAATTAAATATTTATTGTTTGTTCCTGGAATAATTAAATATTCATTTAATGGCATTAAAGAAATATTTTTATTAATAATTGTTTCATCAGAAAGACCTTTATCACATACCTCAAATAAAAGTTTCCTTTTATCTGTAGTAGATAGTACTTCTGCAAAATATCCTACTAACATTAATACTTTTGTTTTATTAACATCACCGCCACATATTTTTTCTAAATTGGCGATGTATTCTTTTTCTTTTACAGGAACACCATTTATATAATGATCTGTAGTATGACCACTTAATTTTTCTGCTAATTCTCCTTTCTTTTGACGATATACCTCATAATAATCTTTAGATAATGATATTTGTTCTCCATTATCTAATTCAAATACACCATTTACAATATGATGCAAGTTATGAGTATCACTTGTTTTAGGCGAAAAATCTTTTTCGTTTGTTAGCGGTTGTCCTGTTAACAAATAACTAATAGAATTTGCAATTGTTGTTTTCCCTATTCCATTTGCACCATAAATATTTGCACTTTTACCCTCAAAATTTATACTTAAGGATTTTATCCCTCTAAAATTCTGAAGACTTAATGATAATAATTTCATTTCTTATCTTTCACCTCATTTTATTAAACCAATATATATTTGTGGTTGCTACCCACATATATAAGCTATAAAATTTTATGGGCGGTTTAATCGAAACCCACCGCCAAGCTTTCGTGTCTATATTTTCTAGTGTGTACCATTCACCTCGCAATATATCTTATAAATTAAATGTCTTGGGCGGGGTATTTTAAATTATTTTTTATTGCGAGGCAAGTGCTACACACTATGGTATAAGTTAATATATACCACTCGCCCTACGACTACATTATTGAAATTTAAATTTTTATGGAGTGAATTATTTTTTGTCGCAGGGCTAGTGCTATATACTAGCCACTTTTTATAATTGCTTTATATATTTTTTGATTTTTTTATCATCTATATTTGTGGAGATAATAATTTCAATCATTTTTAAAACCTGCATCTGGTCTTTCCTTAGAGAAATTACCACATCAGATGTTTTATCTTTTATAAAGTTATAAGCTCTAGGTGAACCTATTACTTTATTTATTAAATCCTTAAAATAAGGCTTATCTGCCACAATTTTATGACCTTCTTGCAAAAAGGTATTTTCTTCTATAAAAGTTATTATCATAATCCTCTATCTCCCTATTATGCTTTAGAGGTTGGTATACACCTTCCTCTAAAGCATATATTGTTTTTAATTCCATTTATTTAAATCATTTAAAAGTTCTATTAACATATCTTTTTCAAGAATTTTTTCTTGATTTTCTTTAATTTTACTTATTTTGTTTATAAGTTCTTCGATATTTTTATCATTAAATCTTATAACGTCTCCATCATATTTGACTTCTGTTTTAAATTTTTTAAAACAATCTTCTACCTCTTCAAAAAGTTTTATCGATATATCTGAAAAAGCCCTTCTTTCTCCCTTTAAATACGCTTTCTTTAAATCAATTCTTTCATTAAGATTATTCATTTTATCAACCTTTCTTTTATGGTCGGTATTTCTACCGACCAATTTTTATGCTACTTGCATTTCATTTATTAATTCACCTTCAATTGGATCATCATATTTACAAAGATATTCGCCTTGTTTTATTACAGGATAATCTTCAAAATCTTTATTTCTAATTATTACTACATATCCTTTTTCTAAATAATTCAATGCTTCAGCTTTACCAAGTTTTATCATTTTTAAAATCCTTTCTTTGATTTAAGCAATTTTTCTTGTTTGTTCTATTCTTACTCCATCTTCTAATCCTTTGAGATAACTTAATGTCGCTATTTGTATTAATTCTGTATTTCCGCTATTTCTAATAGCATTTATAATTTCCATAATTTCTAATTCTGTTTTATTTTTATTATCTGTCATTTTTTTCACCTCACTTTGTGGCTATAACCACGTTACAAATAAAGTATAACTCTTAAAAACGTGGTTGTCAACTCATTTTTTATTTATTTATTAAAAAAACGTGTTTACAGTCACATTTTGATATGCTATTATTTTTTATAAAGGATGTGATAAAATGAATTCTCGTTTAAAAATTTTAAGAAAATATTTAAAACTAACTCAACCTGAGTTTGGTAAATTATGTGGCAAATCACGTGATGCCATAGCCACCTATGAATCTGGAAGAGTTGTACCAGATGAGGCTTTTTTTAAAGTTGTTTGCTTGACATTTAATGTAAATGAAGAATGGCTACGTACTGGAACAGGAGAAATGTTTTCAAAATCTAATACTGATGACTTTTTAGAACAAATGATTAAAAAATATAACCTCTCTCCTGTAGAAGCCCAAATCGCAGATTATTGTCTAAATTTATCATCTGAAGAACGTGCAGGCATCTTAAAACATATTTTAAATATTGCTAATATAATTCAGCATAATAATTCTATAAATAGTATAAATATACAAGATGCTAAACTTACAAAAGAAGAAAAATTAAAAATACTTAGCAAACAATTAGATGCCGAAGAAAAAGGGAAAATATTAGAAGTTTCCACTGGTATAAATGGGTGATAAAAAAACAAACAAAGCATTAAAAAAAGAGGCTGTTTCTATAAATTGGAAATAGCCTCTTTTTTCTTAGGAATGACAATATTGTCATTCTTAGAAGTGACATCACTGACACTCCTAGGAATGACACCAATGGCACTCTAATTAACTTAATATATAATTAACTAGAGAATATATTATATATAACCCCTATATTCCCCTAAAAAAACAATAACAATTTTGATGATTAAAGCATATTTAAATCATAAACTTTGTTTAAAAAGAAAATACATACCATGTCTATTATTCTAAAATCCATTTTAATAGCCCTAAAATCGTTTTTAAGCGTATTTTTTATGTTTTAAGTATAATTTTATGTACAGTAAATAAAAAACGCTTAAAACGGCTTTATTTGTTCATTGAATATTTTTCTATAATGTCATATACTTTAATTGTATTATTATACACAATATATTCTTTTAACAGGTGATAATATGGAAATCTTTGAACGACTAAAATACATAAGAAAAACTCTAAATTTAACACAAACTAAATTTGCGAAAGAAATAGGATTAAGCCAAACATCTCTAGGAATGATAGAAGTTGGTGATAGAAAAGTACAAGATAGGCATATAAAAACAATATGTTCTCTATTTAATGTTAATGAAAACTGGTTTCGTACTGGTAATGGTGAAATGTTTATAAAAGTAGAAGATTCTATATTCAAACAACTCAGCGAAAAATATAATCTTAACGAAAAAGATTTATCTTTTATAAAGCATTATCTAAATATGAATCCTCAAAATCGCCAATATCTTTTAAACATGATTTTAAATATGGCTGATGCCATACGAGCCGATTTCAAAATAATAAAATAATTTAAACCAAAAAGACTAATAATAATATCATTATCATTAGTTTTTCTCTTTTTTGCAGGAATTATATATAATTCAAAGAATATAATATTCATTACTATATATATCATAAGGAGAATTTTTATGTATACTTTTATAAAAAAAACTTTTATGTATATTTTTAGACCTTTTATTAATAAAATAGAAAACATTTCCCCGATACCTATAGATAATATTATAAACATAATAGGATATATCACCAATATATCTAGTTTTATAATTTTAATTGAAAATATTATAAATGAAAATATATCCTCATCAACTTATATAGCAATGGGATTACTTGTATCAGTATCTATATATTTAATGTATAAAAATTATATATTAGACACACAAAAGAATAATCTTATATTTTTAGCTCAACGTAGCCATATATATACAATTTATATGATTCTTTTAAGAGAGTATTTTAAAAAATATAATGATAATGAACGAATGGATATAGATTTTCTAAAAACTAATAATTTTACAATATCACAGGCTTCTTTTACTTTTGAAATAGATAAAAAATATTTATATAATAATTTTTCAGATGTTTATTTTAAACATAAATTTCTAATAGAATCAAACTCTGATACTAATATCTTTCAATTATGGATATTTGGTGAAAATAATTCTATTCCACAAAATGGATGTATAAAATTAGATAATAATACTCATTATATTAAATTATCTAAGTTAAAAAGTTGTAACATAACATCATCTAATAATGATAGTATTTATATTTCCAATTTTAATTTGGGTGATTTTCATAATATTGAAAAAAAAGAAGTTTATTTTTCTTATAAAAGAGCTCATTTATATCACTGGAAACATAGTAATGTCTTTATTATATATCCAAAAAGTTATGCTAAGAAATTTTTATTTGCTAACTTCAAAGTTATATTTAATAATACACATTATAACAAACAAATGCATATTAAATTATTAGAATATACCTATCCAAATTGTAAACAATATATTCTTCCCAATCCTATCATCAAAAAAGTAAATAATAAAATTATTTACTTTTTTGATAACGTAAAAATTAATATTAAATCAATTTATTCAATTATTATCGAGTGAATTTAATAAATAATATATAATAATTATTAATAAATTATAATTTTACTAAAAGAGGTCATATCTATGAAAATTAACTCATTAACTATTAATGGAATTGGAGGTATTAAGCATCTAGATTTAAAATTTAATGATAAATTAAATGTAATATGTGGTGCCAATGGAATAGGTAAATCTACTATATTAAACATAATAGCTGATGCTTTCAACGCAGGATATAAATCAAAATTAAAAAGAAATGCTTTATATACAACAGGGAAATATAATATTAAAATAAGTGATATTGTTGATAATAAATGTCAACAAAAAGAAGTAAATATAAAAGTAACAAACTTTCAACCAGAAGAATCAATTTATACAGGTAAATGGAGTGACGATGCAAAAAAATTTCTTTTTTTCAATATAGAACGTAATATCAATTATATTACTCTTAATTCGATTTCCCGAGACCCTACCAGAGAGAATTATACTATTGGTACTATAGCTAAATCTGGTGTACAAGCTGATGATATTAAAAATTGGTTTGTAAATAGATATATGTTTATAGATAAAAATGACAGCTTAAAATCAGAACAAATACAGAATTTTAATCTTGCTCAAAAAAGTTTTAGCATTTTAGATAATACTATTAATTTTAAAACAGTTATAGCCAATACATTTGATATTATATTATCTACACCAAACGGTGATATTTACTTTGAATATTTATCCTCGGGATATAAAAGTTGTATTTATATCATTTTAGGCATTATAAAAGAAATAGAATATAGATATAATGAAAGTCCTATTAATGTAAATAACTTTGATGGAATTATCGCTATTGATGAAATAGATTTACATTTACATCCTACATGGCAAGCAGGTCTTGTAGAAGCATTAAAAACAATTTTTCCTCGTGTACAATTTATATTGACTACACATAGTCCAAGTATTCTTCAAATTCTAGAAAAAGATGAAATTATTGCATTAGGGCACGATGATAATAATGATATTTATGTTAAGAATTTAAAATTAGGTAAATATGGCTTACAGGGATGGACTCTAGAAGAAATACTACAGTACGTCATGGAAATGCCCTCAACAAGTTCTCAATTATATTTAAATACAATTAAAAATTTTGATAAAGCTATGAATGATGAAAACAAAGATGAAATTTTAAAACAATATAATCTATTAAAAGAAATGCTTCATCCAAACAATCCATTACTAAGCTTGCTATCCATTCAAGTAGCCGAATGGGAGGATTAATATATGATAAAATTAATACGTTCTAATCCTCCAGAAAAATTAACAGAAGAAGTACAAAAAAAATTAACAGAAGAATTTAAAAAAAATAAGAAAAAAAGAGTTTGGGATAAAGCATATATTAAAAAAGCTCTTTTAAAGGAATGTAATGGTAAATGTATATATTGTGAATCACGTATAGGCTCTGGCTATAAAGAAATGCACGTAGATCATTTTCACTATAAAGATAAATATGTAGATGAAGTAGTTTCATGGAATAATTTAAATCCTTCATGTCCACATTGTAATAAGAACAAATCTACTCATGATACTTATGAAGATCCAATAATTAATCCTTTTGAAGATAACCCTCAAGATTATTTTTATATAAAAAATTATAGATATTATAGTAAAAATAATAATGTAGAAAAAATAGTAAAAAATACCATAGATGTATTAGGTTTAAATGATACAGATAAGTTAGTAAAAATAAGATTTGATTTATGTAATGCTTTATCTGATAAAATAATAACCATCTATGACTTAGCCATTGAATATCAATCTACATTATCCGATAATATACCCGAAAGAAATAAAGTTTTAAAGGGATGCAAAAACCTTTTAAAATTATGTATAAATACAGCAGAGTTTTCTGCATTTACGGCAACTACTATACAAGAAGATGATTATTACAAGAAGTTAAAAAATCTATTACAAGAATTAAATATATGGGACGAAGAATTAGACGAACTAGATAAATCTGCAAATAAAATTAAATTAGCAACTTCAAGAGATAATTAAAAAAGGCTATTACATAGTTGGCTTAAAACTATGTAATAGCTCTATTTTTTAAGCAGTACACTTACTCATTTCTTTCTTTATTTTTAAACTTTCTCGATATTGTTCAGCTAATGCAGTTTTTTCAAATTCTACACTGCCATCAAAGTTTTCTTTAACTACTTTTTCAATTTCATCAAGAGATACATTAAAAAATTCTCTACGTTTATTTACCATATTAACTTTTCTATCATCAAAAGCATGATGTAAAGCATTTTCTAATGCTGGTGCATCTTTGCTAAAAATCATAGCATGAACATCAAAATTAAATGGAACAGAAGCATTACCTAGTTCATCAACTCGTTCTTGAGGATTCAATCTGCGTGTCATACCAATTTTATAAATATTTTCTCCAAATGAACCTATATTAGAAATAACATATACATATCCAACTCTTTGGTTAGCTTCTCTATAATCAATATCCGCCAAATTTTTATCAATTTTTGAAACTTGAATTTGCATTTCATCTAATTTTTCAGCCAAAGCATTTCTTTGTGCTTCATCTGTACATTCAGCTAGTTGTTTTTGTGCTTCTTTTAAAGCATTTAAATAATGTTGCTTTTCTTTCTCTGCTTTTTTTCGTTCTGCCTCAATTTCTCTTTGAATTCTTGCTTCTTCACGCATTCTTGCTCTTAATTCTTGTTGCTCTTCTTTTTCACGCTGTTTCATTTGCTGATATTCCAATGCTAATCTTAATTCCTGTACCTTTAATTCATAATATCTGTTATGAATTGATATGTTCATTACCACACCAAGCTTAGATATTGTTTCAGATGCTTTCTTTATTCGTTTTAAGCAAGTATCAAAATTATTATAACGAACTTTACTTATAACATATTCACATTCACTATTAAATGCTCTTAATAGAAGCTTCTTTGTATCATTTACCATTTTTTTCCCTTTTCGAGCATCATTATTTACAGTCCAATTAGTATCACCCAACACAGCTTGGTCTTGTCTTATCATATTTTTTTGGTCTTCACGGATATCATCTAGTTTATATTTATATTGTGCTGAATTTACAAAATCATATTGTGGTTTATATAACGAAAAACTTTGTAATAAAACTTCATCATCTAATTCAATAAGTTCTATTGTATTTTCTTCAATTTTTTGTTCAAGTTTTTCACATTCATCTCTAAGTTTTTGCAATTCCATCTCAGATTTAGCACGTTCAATCTTAGTAAATTCACGAATTTCTTGTTTTACCTTAAGTATACTTTCTTTTTTGCTTTTTTCTATAGCCTTTTTACTTAATTCTAATTCTTTTTTTGTTTCTTCTATTTTATTAACTGCTTCTTTTAAAAGATTAGCTTTACTTTCTAATTTTTCAATCTGTAATTTAAGGCTTTCGACTTTTTTAGCATCTGGTGATATTAATCCTTTTAATCTATGTATTTCTCCATTAGCATTATTCAAACTCAATACAAGTTCATTGATTTTCTTTAAACTTTGTTCATTTTCACTTTTATAATCATTTAATTTCTTATTTATTTCTATTTCTTTTTGAGAATAATTTTCATTGATGTTTTTAATATAATTCTTATATTTATATGATTTTAAAACAACCAATGGAATACCTAAAATAGACGCAAATGGTACCATTGAACAAATAAATAATATTAGCCCTATTGTTATATTACTTAGATACCACTTTTCTTTAAAATTACCTTCTACCATAATATAAACACCACCTAAAAATATATACTAACTATATTCTAAGATAGGATATTATTTTCTTCAAATTTATTTGATTTGTAAGTTTTATTTTTCAAGAATATATAATATAATATAATTGAGCAAAAAAAACAGACGGTCATTTCTAACCGCCCTAAACCAAACAGAAACACAAAAAATAATAAAAACCCAATATAAAATAATAACACAATAAAAAAGAAAGGAAAAGTGATATATATGTCTTGGGGCGGAGCTAGAGAAGGTGCTGGTAGACCAAAAGCTACAGTTGTAAGAAAATATCGAAGTATATATGTTTCTAAAGAAGAATGGTCTATTATGAAACCTGTTATCAATTTAATAAAAAAAGATAATAAAATTGGTCGTGATTTGCTCAATAAAAATAAGGAGCATAAAATTATGGTCAAAGATGCACAATTTATTAATTTAACAGACAAAGATATTACTATTTATGGTAAAAACCATACAACCATTACATTTCCTAAAAGTGGTACAGTTGCTTTTGTAAAACAACAAGATAATATTCTTGATGAAGCTTGTGTAGATGGATGTTTATTTGATATTGGAAAAAGAATTTATACCGAAGTTGGAAATGTACCCAAACCAGAAGAAAATATATTTTACATTGTACCAATAGTAGTTGCACAGCAATTACCAGAAAGAGATGATTTACTAGTAGCTAGTAACGCAATTAAAAATGAGAATGGTGAAATTGTAGGATTTACTTCTCTTAATATTATTTAAAATGAATATAAAAAGGACTGGTATCAGTCCTTTTTATATTATAATACATATATATATTATACGTATTTACTTTATACGTGCTTTATGATATAGTGTTTATTAAGGAGGGGCTTATATGAATTTCAAACAAATGGAGAAAATCATAAAAGCCGATGGGTGGGTTTTAAAATCTATTCAAGGTTCACATAATCAATATGTGCATCCTTTGAAATTAGGAAAAGTGACTATACCTAATCACGGTAAAAAAGACTTAACTCCTGGAGTTGTAAAATCCATTCTAAAGCAAGCAGGGCTTAAATAGCCTTGCTCTCCCTCCAAAATAAATAAAGAAGGTGAGTCTTATGCTTAGCATTTATCCAGCAATTTTTCAAAAAGAAAAAACTGGTGAATATTCTGTTATTTTCCCAGACTTAAATCATCTAGCTACATGTGGAAGTGATTTAAACGAAGCTATGTCTATGGCTGTAGATTGTTTAGCAGGATATCTATATTCAGAACAATTAGATGGTAATAATTTTCCTGTACCAACACCTATAGATAAAATAGACATACATTGCGAAGATGACGAAGATAGTGATTACATTGAAGCTTTTGTAAATTTAGTTTCTGTTGATGTAGCAGAATATGCTCGCCAACATTTTACTAAATCTGTAAAAAAGACGCTTACTATTCCTCAGTGGTTGGATAATGAAGCAAAACGTAAAAATATTAATTTTTCTAAAGTTTTGCAGGTTGCACTGATGAATGAAATAAAAATGAATTAAGGTGATAATAATGACTAAAGAAGAATTTATGCTTATTGCTACTCAAGAAGCTGATAGCAATTTAACAACTAATGAAGGTGGACCTTTTGGTGCTGTTATTGTTAAAGATGGAAAAATTATAGGTCGTGGACATAATTGTGTTCTTGTAAAACATGATCCAACTTGTCACGCTGAAATGGAAGCTATCCGTGATGCTTGTAAAAATCTTGGTACTCATGATTTAACAGGTTGTGAACTCTACACTTCTTGTTTCCCATGTGGTATGTGTTTATCTGCTACAATATGGAGTAATATTAAAAAAGTTTATTATGGAAATACAGCTAAAGATGCCGATAAAATAGGCTTTAGAGATGATGTAATATATAAATTCATTGAAGATAAATGTACAGATAAAAATGTATTGGACCTTGAACAATTTGGTAGAGATATCACTATTAAATCATTTGATAATTTTGCCAACAAAAAAGATAAAACTATTTATTAATAAAAAAATCGAAGTAAATGATGAATTAACCAATAAATGGTTAATTTCTACAAAACAAAGGTAATAGGTTAAATACTATTACCTTTTTTAGTGGAGGAAAATATATGTATAATGTAATAATTTATGCTAGAGTATCCACATTAATTCAGGCAGAACAAGGATATTCTATTGATGCACAACTAGAAGATTGTAGGAAAAAAGCTCAAGAATTAGGAGCAACTAATATAGAAGAATATATAGATAGAGGAAAATCTGGGAAATTTCTAGAACGTCCAGAATTACAGAAAATGCTTTATAATATAAAACACTCAGAGACAAACTATGATGCTTTAATAATATATAAATTAGATAGATTGTCTAGAGATAGCATGGGATTAGCTTATATAATAAAAATTTTGCAACAAAACAATATAAAAATAATATCTACTGATGGAGCTCATTATGGAACTAATCCACAAGATATTCTCATCATGCAGATGATGGGAAGTATCTCTGAGTTTGAAAATGCCTTACGAAAAGAACGTTCTATTAGAGGAAAAATAGAAAAAAGACGACAAGGAAAAATAGATAAAGTAAAAAAATATGGTTTCATTTATAACAATAAAAAGAAAAATTTTGACATAAATAAAGAAGAAGCTGAAATAATTAAAAAAATTTTCAATTGGTTTACTGAAGAACGAATAGGTGCTTTCAAAATTGCTAAAAGAATTAATAAACTAAAGATACCTACACCTTTACCAAGTAAAAATATTCACATTTGGCACGAAAACACTATACGAGGCATTTTAAGAGATGAAAGTTATGCTGGAACAATGCATACAATGAAATATAAATTTGAAAAAATTAGTATAAAAAAAATAAAAAAAACGATACGACCTAAATCTGAATGGATAGATGTAAGTGTTCCTGCTATAGTAGAAAAAATAACATGGGAAAAAGCTCAAGAAATATTGAATGATAATAAAAACAACAAAAGAAATACAAAAAATATATGGCTATTACAAGGGCTTGTTTTATGTAATATTTGCAAAAAACCTATGTATATAAAACAAACTATAACTAAAAGTAAAAATACTAATAATAAAGTATTTTATTTTAGATGTAGAACTAAAATATATAATCATGCTGGATTACCTGAAAAATGTGATGCTAGGTCTGTACAAGTTAATGTTGTAGAAGACTTAGTTTGGAATACTTTATTAAAAATATTCTACTCAAAAGAAACATTAGAAAAATATTTAAAAAGGAATAGAAAAGAAAATACAGAAAATATTCTTTTAGAAGAACTAATAACTAAACGCCAAACTCTATTAAACAAAAAAAATACAATAACAGACTGGTTTTTAGATGGAAAATTAGAAAGATATTGCCACTGAAAAACTTAATAAGTTGAATA